TCAATTTACGAACTTGAGTTCGTAAAATTAGAAAAAGCTTCATTTTGCTAGCATAATCGTTGATTATTAAATGTGGCCTAAGTGCTTGACAGGAGTGGCTAAATAATATATAATATAAGAGTATCCACACTAATTAAGTATTAAAAAGTTGATATGAATTCATTGGTAATTACGACTTTAGCTGGCCTAGTTTTAGCAGCTTATGGTTGGATCTTTAACGTCATCTTAAGACGTATAAGTAAAGTAGAGAGGAAACAGGAATCGAGTGATCTCTGTTATTTAGAAATTAAAACAGCATTGGCTCAGATCCAAACAGATTTAAAGTGGATCAAAGAAAGAAAAGTTAATTAAAATTAACATGAAAGTAGAAGCTATATTTCTAACAACAGTAATGGCGTTAGTCGTAATAGCTATGATATACTTTATCGGGGCGTGGATAAATTATCCAAAATAAAAGTAATATATATAATGAGTAAGTTAAAGCCTAAACAAAAATTGTTCTGTAAGCTCTATGCTAGTGATAGGGAGTTTTTTGGTAATGGAGTTATCTCATACATAAAGGCGTTTGATATAGACAGAGACAAGCCAGGACAGTATAATGTAGCTAGGTCAGGTGCTTCTGATCTTCTAGCAAAGCCTTACATCTTGGATGAAATCAATAAACTGATGGATATCTATATAAACAACGAAACTGTAGATAAAGAATTAGGTTTTGTAATACTACAGCATTCAGATCTCAGATCAAAAGTCTCGGCTATCAAAGAATGGAATAAATTAAAAGCAAGAGTAGAAGAGAAGATGATTCACAAGATAGAAAATACTTTATCTGATGAACAGATAGATCAGCTCTTAAAAAGAAGAAAAGACGCTGAGACAGAAAAAACACAAGGAGATGTAGGAGTACAAGACTCAGAACCGTCAGAGCCGTCAGTGGAGCCTCAGTAGCTCCTAATGAAGCCTAAACATCGCAACTATGAAAAGATTTATACTACAACTAAATCATAGCAATCACCCCGGTAACCCGAGAGGGTTTTAATTATGGTGGTTATAGTGTAGAGGTTAACACAACTGTTTGTGACACAGTCAATCTGAGTTCGAGTCTCAGTGACCACCCCAGTTTATACAGGGTGTGGTAAAATGGTATTACGCCTGGCTTGGGTCCAGGTAACGCATGTTCGATTCATGCCATCCTGACATAAAAATATCGCGGTGTAGAGCAGTTGGCAGCTCGCCATGTTCATAACTTGGAGGTCATCGGTTCGAATCCGATCACCGCAACAAACAATAATTAAGATTAATTATTTAAACAAATGCCATTAAGTAAAGAACCTTTGAGTGACGCAGAGGAAAAGCAGATATATCAAGCTGGTAGAAGTGATTTAGTAGACTTTTCTATACTAACTAATCCTAAATACACACCGGCATGGATACATGAGGAGATAGCAAGACAATTAATGAGAGTAGAGCGCGGTGAAATTAAAAGATTAATGTTATTTGTACCACCTAGATATGGTAAATCTGAATTAGGAAGTATAAACTTTCCGGCATATTACTTAGGTAGAAACCCAGATAAAGAAGTAATAGTATCAAGTTATTCAGCTGAATTAGCTCAGGACTTCGGATTTAAGACACGAAACCTGGTAAATGACAAATCGTATCAAGATATTTTTCAAACTAAATTAAGAGAAGATAGTCAATCTAAAGCTAAATGGTTGACACAAGAAGGCGGAGGATACACTGCGGTCGGCGTAGGTGGAGCTATCACAGGTAGAGGGGCTGATATATTTTTAATAGATGATCCTTTAAAGAATAGAGCAGAAGCAGAGAGTAAATTAATTAGAGATAACATTTGGTCATGGTATACGTCCACGGCTTATACAAGATTAGAGAAAGATGCGGCCGTTGTTCTAATTATGACACGCTGGCACTTGGATGATCTAGCAGGTAGATTATTAAAAGCTCAGGAAGAAGGCGGAGAACAGTGGGAAGTAGTAAAGTTTCCTGCTATAGCTACAGAAGATGAAGAATTTAGAAAGACTGGAGAACCATTGTGGCCTGGGAAGTATAATCTAAAGACACTAGAAACAACTAAAAAGACAGTTGGAACATATGATTGGTCCAGTTTATATCAACAGAATCCAGTATTAACAGAGAACCAAGAGTTTAAACCTAATTGGTTCAAGACAAGAACACAAACAGAATTAGATACTGTACAGACAAGAAGCTTTTTGACTATAGATACAGCGATATCTAAGTCGGCATCTGCTGATTATACCGGGCTGTGTGATAATCAAGTAGATATTAATAACTTCTGGAACCTAAAGGCCTGGAGAGTTAAGATAGATCCTAAAGAATTGATTGACTTATTATTTACATTATGGGATAAACGACATTATGAGAAGATAGGAATAGAGAAAACCATCTATTTAATGGCTATTAAGCCGTTTTTAGACGATGAACAGCGTAAACGTAACAAGTTCTTACCAATAGTAGAGTTACAGCATAATCAGATTAACAAAGAAGTAAGAATCAGAGGACTGATACCTAGATATGAAAGTGGTGGAGTGTTCCATGTTGATAAAGAATGCGCCGCGCTAGAAGAAGAACTGTTAACATTTCCAAGAGCAATCAATGATGATGTATCAGATGCAACAGCTTATCAGGACCAGTTAGCAGAAGCTCCATTTAATGAGGAAGAAGATCAAATGAGAACTGTATTAAATAGACAAGAACGATCTGCGGATCATATAGTTTAATCATATGACTAATAAACCAATACATTGTCCCAATTGTCAAGACATACTGATTATTCTTAATAAAGATAGTGAATTTGATATAAAAGCTAAATGTAAGAAGTGTAATAGGACATATAATGTAAAATCAGTCAAAGTATATAAAATATCAATAGAAATGATATAGTGAATAAAACCAGATTGGGGGAACTGGTAGAAAAAAATCCCCCATCTTATTTCATTTTTGTATTAAAAATAACATAAAAGTGAAACAACTTGACAACAGGTTGAATACCTGATACAATATAATTAATAGCCTTACGAGGCTAGCGTGAATCGCATCTTCTCATCTTAAGGGATGGACATATCAATTGATATATTCATCCCTTTTTTTATAACATATGAAAGTATTTAGCCAAAAATCTAAACGATTCATTTCAGAAGCAGGATTCCAATTTGAGAATATTATGCGTCAACGTAGTGATCCCGATAGAAAAGAAATGAAACAAATCTTAGAGAATAGAAAGAATAGAGCTAATTTAAAGAAAGACGATAATTGTTTGTAAATAATAATAAATAATATGGGAATTTTGAAAAAAGTGAAAGAGGAACTTACAGATTATGAAACAGCTTCTGTAGAAATCTGTCTTGGTTACAGCTTTTCTGCTTTTAAATTAAACAGAAGAATAACTCTTTTTAAGAACAACATCTACCCTACCGGGAAGTTAGATAGTCAGGGTAATTATAAATACTACTTTGATGTTATAGCACCTAGAGCAGATGGTGAGATTAAGAATATAGACTTTGATACTGCTAACATCATACTTGCTTCTGATGTAAAGGCAGATGCTGGTAGAATACTTATCTCTAATACAAGACTGGGTGAATTTCTTAATGAGTCAGGCCAGGCTGCTAAATTAAATGAAGCAGTAGAGCGCGGAACAGAGTGGGGTGACTGGGTAGCTAAGAAAACCAAAGGAAACTATCGTTTACTTGATTTAAATAATGTCTGTGTTCTTAACCAAATAGCTGAAACATTAGAAGATTCTGACGTTATAGAGAAAGAAGTGTTGAGTTCTAGTGATTTACGTAAACGTAAGGATGTCTGGGATAATGTTGATGAGTTATTGAAATCTACTAAGCCAGGAGAGAATAAGACAGCTCCTGATTTCTATATATATGAACGTAATGGTGAGATTACTGAAAGAGAATACAATTTAGCCAAAGGACTTGAAGGTGGCGATGAAAACAAATATAAACTAGCTAAAGTAATAGTTGGAGGCATAAAGAAAAATGATCCAACACAAATACTGTTTACTATAGAGATAACTAAGAAACCATATATTGAATATCACAGAGGTAAATTTAGTGGTCGTTGGAGACGAGTTGGTATGTATGAATTACTATTCGACATACAAACAAGAGCTAATGAGATCGGTAATCAAATAGCTAGAGGCCTAGAATGGTCATCTAAAACTATATTTAGAAGTAGCGATAGAGTATTGGCACAGAATATATTGACAGATCTACAGAATGGTGACGTAATCAAAAGTAAAGATTTA